CGCATCTTGGCCATCACCGTCACAGGCTTGTTCTCGTCCGCATTGCAACGATTGCCCAAGAAGCTCCGACGATATTGCGGCAACGTCTCATCGGGATCGTAAACAGCGATATCTGTTTCAGCGAGAGTCGTTGCGTCGTACTCGTACAAACGGCTGACCGTGTTGGTCGTCTGACGAATGACTCCGGTCAGAGAAGTGAACTTCTTGGTCGATTGAACGTATGGGAGGGCCAGAGTCAGCTTCTCGCCATCGATCCAAACTCCACCGCTCTGAGTGCGAATCCACTGACCGTTTTGATCGACACCCTGCAATGTGATCGTCTTGCCGACATCGCTCGCGTCACCAGGGTAAACGCGGATGTAGCTGTTGGTTCCTCCGCTCATGTCGCGGTAGGAAACGACCGTTCCGCGATCAAGAAGTTGGTTCCCAAGACAGACTTGTCCGCCGCCATTGACGAGTCCGAATCCGGTCTCCTGAAACTCGAACCATTGATTGCGAACAGTACCGACAGCGCAACAGTCGGCCACTGCTTCAATGGTCTCGATCTGACGGGGCCAAGTGATGCACCCACTGGTGGGATGGATGGTGAATCGACCGTAAGCACCGGCCCACAGTCCCTTGTGAAGCAGACGCCGACAGGCTTGGTTGATGTACTCGTAGACGCGGGGATCATCGGAGCAGACCCCGATAACCCGAGCGATCAACGACTGGATGTCAGCAACGATCAGCTTCATTTGGTGTAATAGACTCGGGCCGTCCGCTTGATGAAGTAAACGCCGTAGAACGGAGGCAGATTGTTGTGGGCGGAACCACCTCCAGAATCGCCGGTGTTCTTTTTGATATCATCAAAGGCGTTTGCGTCCGGTCCAGAATACAGCGTCTTCAACTGATTTCCTCCAGCGGTGTCTTGAGAATCCCAAGTCATCAGATGGCTGTGAGGAGGGATTTCAGATGTACTTAGAGTGTGCTGATCTTCGCCAGCAATCGCTGTAGAGGTAGTCGTTCCCTGCACCGCAACAGCACCGCTTGCGGCAAAAGTCCCAACTCCAACAGGGAACCGCGCTGCAAAGTTAGAGTCCACCTCCCACATTGGCCCGCTGTAACTTGAAGCGGGATTGGTGTTTCCGCCGTCATAAGTTTGCAGGTCGGTGGTTGTTCCGATGAAAATGCGGCGTTCATTGCTGTTGATTTCAACCGGATGCTTTCGCGCCCAGAATCCGCCTTGATAAACCCACCAGTTACCATCGGCATCGAGCCACGGATAAATCTGGTTATTCAACGATGGAACAGTCGCTCCAAAGTTGAAGAACGAGTTTCCAATCGAAGAAAGGAATGTCGCCTGAGTTCCAGAGATAACATCGTTGGCAAACTGTTGATAGTTCGCCGGACAATAGTTCAGCGGGAAATTCGGCGGCGTAAGCTGAATGAGAGTTAGGTTTGGCATACTATTCCGATGAGTAGAAGAACATATTCAGGTCACACGATTCCAAGATGGAGCAAGGAACACTGATGGATCTGCAATCTCCAACCACCTGCTCCTGAACATCGTAAGCGTGTACTCGCACACTCTTGATGCGGCAATAGCCAGTAACCAAAAGCTGCATCTGAACCTCGAAAAGATTCCGTGTCGGAGTGCTGATGGTTGAATTGCACACAGTATCAGACGGTGTAGGCAAGCGCATCTTCGGTCTGTACTGCGGCTGATAATTGGTGATCGGCAAACAAGACGACGGGAACCCGCAAAGGTTAACTCGCGCGCACTCGGCCCAGTCGGCCCACTCGATCCAACCGGGGTATTGGTCCGGCTTGTACTTCGCCTCAAACGAGACGTCGCCCTCAAGCTGATCGATGAAGATGTCTCCGCTATCAAGACGCTTTAAACCGAACGGAATCTCGAAGTTGTATGCGCGAGTCTGGAACAACCACTGGATCTCTTTCGACTCGGACAAATTGACATCGAACTTGCCGGACTTTGTGACTTCCCAGAGTTGAATGTTTCCGTTCTCGCCACGGGCAAAGATCCAGCACTGATCACCGTAAATATTCTCGGTTTTGACGATCTGAAGGATCTTCAGTCCTGTCCAAATCCCGGCCCAGGAGGGAGGCATCTTCTTCCGCATCGAGGTGATGAGATCAAAATCGAGAACACCAAGAGCGCGATGATAAACACCATCGTTGTCATAGACAGGCTGCGTGGTCATCAGCAGACGGTTGTCGAACACGACTGCGGAACCGGACCACAAGAGATTGGTTTGATCGTTCTCGACGATGTTGACGATCTCACCGCTGATGGGTGTATTGCCCCAATCGGTGAACGAGCGTCGAGCGATGATGAACGAGCGGATGCCATCGACAGCGCGGTAGAAGACGTCGCCATTGACGGTAATGGCTGAACGCGCTCCCAGCGCACCGGAGGTGAGAAGGCTGATCGCTTGGATCGGGTAGGTCAGGTTCTTCCAAGTGTCCCGATTGACCGGAGCCTGTACGGAGAAGACGTATCGAGGAGTGAAGACTAGGAGCGGACCTTGGCCGAGCGAAGTGTCAGGGTCGCCGGGGACAGCCATCGCCGTGATGCCGCCTGAGTCCGACGGAACCGCGAAGTCTCCACCTTCATTGAGGAAGGTGTTCTCGGTTTCTTTGAGAACACTGGCCCGCGTTCCATCTCCATAAACGATGTCTGTGGCTCGGAAAGAGAATCCGTCAGGGAGCGCATACCAGATGCGTCCGTTGACGTAGGCCATGACTCTGCCGCACTTGATCTCGTTGTCTTCAGCCCTGCGAAGATTGGCTCCGTTGAAGATAAGAGGCTTGGAGAAACCGTCTTGGATGACGACGAAGTTCTCGGCCTGAACCATCCATCCATCGAGCAGATTGGACGGGTTCTTGAGGTCGGGTGTCGTGCTGAGATTGATGAAGGTGTTTAGCTGGGTGTCATACAGCCAAACCTCACCGCTGATGAGGGCCAGAATGTAGGTGCGTCCGTTGTCTGCGATGTATGGAAGAGCGCATTGGAAGACGCCGCCGATTTCATCTGGTCCGTAGCATTCCTCCGACCATCCGTCAGCGGTGACGTTCGTGGCATCGGCGGTGACGATGGCATTATCTGCCGTGATGGTCAGACAGATGTCGTAGTCTTTTTGAACGTACCCTGGGCGGGGCGAGACGAATCCTTCGCGGAAAGATGAATTGATGGCAAAAGCGACCTGATTCTTGTCGATCTCGGACGGCATAACGCCCGTATCGATGCCGCCCTCAAAGGTGACGGTTCCATCGGTGTAGCGTCTTGGTGCGCGTTCGCTCATGGATTAGAGAGAATCAATTCGCTCAATCGTCAGCGACGAATACTGCACCACGTTCACGTTATGGACGTCTTGAATGTACATCCACAGTTCAAAATATTCGGAATTAGCTGTTGTGACCTTTTCAACATGATTGATCACAAGAGGAGCCGCTTGTTCAGTCGCGGCAGAACTAGGCAAATCGAGAAGCTGGGTCTGGCTGACAGTTACACCGCCCTTTTTGATGATGATCTGGGCATTCGATGTATTTCCATCCCCTTGAGCATAAATACAAGCAGTAATCCTAAAGTATCCTGTGTTTAGTGCTGTATATCGACCTAAGGCTTGATTCCATTGAGTGTTTGTGGACGGCTGACTAATTGGTGTTCCAACAAAAACTTGACGAGTTCCGCTATTTAGTAAACTAGCTACCGATCCAGTAATGTAAGCAAACTCTCTAGTGAGAGGCTGTGTTGCGGTTGTAGAGATTGTTATATTTCCTGCTGTATTAGTAACTACAATCGGAGCCGTTCCGACAATCTCCTTCTGGAGGTAGTTGGTTCCGTCACCAACTAGAATCTTGTTGGCAGGAGCGGTCGTCAGGTTCGTCCCACCCTTGGCAATCGGAAGCGTTCCAGTGATATCCGCAACGGGGATTGTGGCCGTCGTCGAGATGACGCCAGCACCACCAGAACCGGCGGTCTTCATGTAACCTGCGGTAAGCAGATCAAGAGCGGTCTCGTTGGTCAGCGTTCCATCTCCGCTGCGGCAGATGTAGGAAGCTCCGACCGGCGCACCGCCAGAAACTCCGGGTGCGCCCTGCGCCCCGACTGCACCAGCGAGAGTGATAAGCGATCCAGAAGGGATCGGAGTCGTTGGAATCGCGTTCGGAATACCGAGAACACCGGGATCAGGATTTTTGAGTGCGATAGTCAGACCAACGACATCCAAAACCTGCATATACCCGCATCCCTGAACGGACACAAAAAACTGGCCCTGAATGCTTTCGGGAAGAAACGAAGAACTGTCTACGGTTACATAGACAAAAGCACCTTGAGCAGGAACGAGAAAAAGCGCGGTGGTGTAGCAGAAAGCGTTCTCGCCATTGGTGCCGTTGGTTCCATTGGTTCCAGCCGGTCCTTGAGGGCCGGGGACGTTCACGACAACTGGATCAGAGTCGCAAGGCTGGCAGCAGCCGGTTGAAGAAACGAGTTGCGACGGCATATTTTTCCTTTGCCAGAACCTCAAGTCCAGAGTCAATTATTGCAAGGGTAATCTATGTCTTCAGAGGTGTCCGAGAATCCAATGATCCAACACAAGTACGGCATCAAATCGCCGGTCAAAATACCTGATTTGGAGTTGGAACTTTACTGTTTTCGCAATCGGCTTCAGCCAAGTGAGGGTGGACTCGGCACTTTCGATCATTTTCGTAACGCCACGAAAATGTTATGGCCGAAGATGAGCTGGAACCCGTGGCTGGAGAAGCAGATCGAAAGTCTTTGCGACCACGATTACGTTGGATGGGCCGGTTGCGGTGCTTCCGGTAAGACTTTTGGAGCGACTCTTTTCGCGACCGTCTGGTGGTTGGCCAATCCATCCAAGACAGCAGTCGTCCTTACGTCCACGACGGCGAAGATGATCCGAAAGCGTATGTGGGCCAATCTTCAGGATCTGACCCGTACGACTCGTGGATTCCCAGGTAACATGGTGGACTCGAAGATGAGTCTCCAAGCGGTCAAAGGAGATGATCGCCATTCGATCTCAGCGGTAGCGGTGGCCGAGGGTAACACATCGAAGGCGGTGGCCAACATTCAGGGTATCCACGCTGACCGTGTGATGGTCATCATTGACGAGGCGACGGATACGCCAGAAGCGGCGTTTGAGGCGTGTACGAACCTCTCGAAAGGTTGTCGCGAGTTCAAGATGCTGGTGATCGGAAACCCTGCATCAAAGTTCGATCCACACGGGAGATTCTGCACCCCTGCAAAGGGTTGGCGAAGTGTGACGATTGAAGACCAGCATTGGCTGACTGAACGCGGGATGTGCTGTCGATTCGACGGCATGAAGAGTCCGAACATCAGTGAAGGTCGGACGAAGTATTCATACCTTATAACGCATGATCAGGTCTTATCCGCTATGCGACATGAGGGTGAGCAAAGCCCCACATTTTGGAAGTACACACGCGGATTTTGGGCTCCTGACGGAATGGTCAAAACCGTCTTGTCCGAAGCATTGGTCGAGACTCATTCGCCTCATAAAAAGCTGATTTTCACCTCAAATGCTCAGGAAGTTGCTGCTCTTGACCCCGGTTTCGGTGGCGACCGATGTATCCTGCGGTTCGCCAAGGTCGGGACTGCCAACGACAAGGCGAGCATCTTGTTTGGCGACGTCATCCAAATATCGCCGAACGCGGCATTGCCCGATCCCGTCCATTACCAGATCGCCAATCGGGTCAAGGAGGAGTGCGTCAAGAGAGGAATTCAACCGGACAGATTCGCTCTTGATTCAAGCGGTGAAGGCGGTGGTTTGGCCGACATTTTGACCCGTGAATGGGGCATCGTTCATCGCGTCGAATTTGGCGGTTCACCATCGACGATTCCTGTCAGCGACGAGGACAGTAGGCCATGCAATGAGGCTTATGACCGGAAGGTGACTGAGCTTTGGTTCTCGATGCGGAAATGGGTCGTCGAAGAGCGGATCGGTGGTCTTGATCTTGAGACGATGCAGGAGTTCTGCTCGCGGATGTTTGATGACGGCAAGCGTAAGATAGCGGTCGAATCAAAGACCGTGATGAAGCAGAGGACAGGGCGATCACCTGACTTGGCTGATGCGGCTGTCGTTTTGCTCGATCTGGTGAGGAAAACTGTTCAGTTCGAGCCGAGGAGAACCAAGGTCGATAAGATATGGGAAAAGCTCGTCGCTGAATCTGACATGATTTACCACGACATCTAGTTATGGGTTACAAGCTACTGAATACTCACATTGTTCCACCGGGAAACTGGATTTATCGGGTTCCAGAGACCGGCATCGAGATTATTGCAAGTTCATGGCAGCAACTGGTCACCTTTGTTCAGGACCACTACAAGTCGAATGCCATAAAGATTCCTGACAATTTGGAAGAATTATTGGTGGAATTTTCATGCAAAAGGGGTGTCGAGTGCAGCTATAACGATGTCGAGATCCCTCAAGTCAAAGGCACCAGATCGTTCCAGATCGGTGATGTCGTGAGGTTCAGCATGAGCTTGGCCCACGGTCTTACGATCGGTGGTGGTAAGGTTGCACCGCACGAAGCTACAAAAAGGGCAGCTATCTGTGCGTCCTGCATCTACAACCGGCAACCGCATGGGTGCAGTTCGTGCAATAACCGTGTCATAAAAGAGACTGTAAAGGTGTTATCAGCTCATGGGTCCACGCCTTACGACGACGCGCTGAAAAGCTGCGAATTTTGCGGTTGTTTTATCAGAAGCATGGTTTGGTTTCCCATTGAAACCCTCCATAAATTCACAGACTCTGCGGAGAACAAGAACCTTCCGGCCCATTGCTGGAAAAAAAGACCATGTACGGATCAATAGCTCAACTGCCTCTTCAGACGCTCAACGAGAACGGGACGGCACCCGATACGCGCATTGAGGATGCAGCGTCAGCTCGTGAAATCTTCCAGAAGCTCATCATGGCCGACGAGCTTCGGAACAATACGCGAGCCAAGCTGCGTGGTCTTGTTGACGGTAATCCGCCTTACAACCCTGCCGAACTGAGGCGGAACAACCAGGCTTATCGGACCAACGTGAACTTCCGCGAATCGGAAGCGTTCCTGACGTTGGCCATGTCTGCCTTCTACGATGTATTCGCCGAGGTTCCGACCTACGCGACGATCAAGACCGCTTACGGCAACGACATCGACAAGCGTGAGGAGTGGTCGAAGATCATCACCGAGGAGTTCGACCGTCTTCAGAAGCTCGACAAGGATTTCGACTATATCATGCAGCTTTCGCAGCGTGAGATGGTCTTGATCGGTCATGGTCCGCTGATCTTCGAGGATTCCAACAACTGGCGATGCAAGGCGATCCTCGCCACGGATCTCCTGGTTCCTGACGGCACGAAGTCCAACGTGAGCGACTGGAAGGTGGCTGTCGTTCGCGTCCGCATGGGCGTCGATGATCTGTTCGAGAAGATTCAGGACGAAGAAGCTGCCCGTGCTGCCGGTTGGAATGTCGATTATGTCCGCCAGCGTATCCGTGCTGCGATGCCTGAGCCGTATCGCTCCGGTGTGCAGTACGATTGGGAGTTCTTCCAGCGTCAGCTTCGCTCGAACGACATCACGTTCTCGGCTCGTTCCGAGGTGGTGATGATGGCCCATGTCTTCTACAAGGAGTTCGATGGGAAGATCAGCCATTGCATCATCGATGAGCGTGACAGCGAGGACTTCATGTATCGGAAGCTGCGCCGGTTCTCCAAGTGGGAGCAGGTGATTCATCCGATGTATTACGACCGTGGTGATGGCGAGCATCACGGCGTGAAGGGCTTGGGCATCAAGATGCTTCAGGCGATGGAGCTGAAGAATCGTCTTCGCTGCTCGATGGTGGATAGCGCGTTTGCTCGGACGCAGATCCTTTTCAAGCCTCTCAACCCGAATGCTCTGAGCAAGACGAGTGTCGTGCAGCAGGGGCCGTACGCGATTGTTCCGCCCGATTATGATGTCATTCAGCAAAATGTTGCGGGCGTTCTGGACGCGCCTATGGCGGTCAACGCCGACCTTGAAAACGTCCTCCAAGGCAACCTCTCGCAGTACCGGCAATCCCTCAACAAGCCTCAAGGAAATCCGCGCACCGCGACCGAAATCCAAGCAATCGTCTCGCAGCAAAGCGCGATTGGTAAGACTCAACTGAGTCGGTATTACAATCAGCTTGATGCTTTCTTCGAGGAGCGTTTCCGTCGTGCTTCCAATCCGAATCTGAATCCGATCACGAAGAGTGATCGCGATGCCATCGAGTTCCAGCGTCGTTGTCGTGAGCGCGGCGTTCCTGATCAAGCCATGCTTGATTTGGATTACGTCGAGGCGACTCGGACGGTGGGCCAAGGATCTCAGTTCGCTAAGCAGCAGCTTCTCGGATCGCTTCTCGGTCTGCT